GGGTGGATGAGTTCGTCGATTTGATTGTCCCAATTAAGCACGTGGGGCACCCTTATTCAGTCGATGAGATCATTCAGCGCCAAGACAAGCCCGCGCAGAAGCAGCGCAATGCCGACTCTCTCATGACCCATGACTACACCATGCGCATTAAGTCCTTCCAGAAAGCCGAGGCGTACGGTAGCGTGAATTACCCGAGGAACATCTCTAGCGTTCCGAACGCGATGAACCTCAGGTATTCATGCTACACGCACGCCTTCAAGGATAGCGTGCTCAAGAAGCAGTCATGGTTCGCGTTCGGTCGCACCCCCGCAGAGATCGCCGTCTGTGTGACTGAACTGGCCTCCAAGAACGAGGCCCTCCTGCAAACTGACTATAGTAAGTTTGACGGGGGGTTCACGTTCTTCATCCGGAAGCGGTTGGAGGCCGCAGTGCAAAAGGCGTACTTCGCCCCCGAGCATCTCAGTGAGCTCAACGGCTTGTTGGAGAGTGAGCTGGCCGCACCCGCCCGCACCCGCACAGGTTTATCCTACGAGGTGGGGGCCACGCGGCTCTCCGGCTCCCCCAACACCGCCGATATGAACTCGCTGACCAATGCTTTCCTCATGTTCGCTGCCCGTCGGGCAATGGGTATGGGGCCCACCCAAGCCTTTGAAAGGATTGGCTTGGTTGGGGGGGACGATTCTATCACGGGAGGCGACCTCACCGATGATATGATGATTTCGGTCGCAAAACGGTTTGGCTTCAAGGTGACCATAGAAGCCAGATCGAGTCGTAATGAGAAGGCCCACTTCCTGGGGCGAATCTTTGTGAATCCGTGGTGTACGACTGCCTCGGTACAAGACCCCCTTCGTACCCTTCTCAAGCTTCATCAGACCGTCAGTCAGGAGAAGCTCCCTGCGGCTGGCATTGCCAAAGCCTCAGGTTACTTGGTCACAGACTCCCTTACACCAGTGGTTGGGCACTGGTGTAGGGCATACTTGCGTGCCGCGAAGGCGAGCGCAAGGAGTGCCGAGGAGTTGCATGGGCATGCGGATGTGAATTGGTGGGTGCGTCATGGCACCAACAACTCATGGCCACAGGAGGAGAGCGACCAGCTCTACACCATTGTGGCCGACAGCCTCATGACCACTGTTGATGGGGTGATGAGCTACTGCCAGGCACTTGACAACCACACTGGTGGTGTGGACACGCTACCCAGCCTGCGTGTTGATGCGCAGTTGGAAGTCAAGTTACTGGCAGTGGCTGGTGACCGGATCTTAGAGCCTGAAGCCGGTCCTATTGACCCCAAACAGAACAAGACTGACCCCACGAGCAAGGATGAGCACCAACGTCCAGCACCTGAAGGAAGTGGCAGCTGCAGCCCGGGCCCTGAGCCCGTCGGAGGAAATGATGGCAAACAGCCACCGAGGGCTGGCGGCAAAGGTGCCAAGCCTGGTAAGCGATCCCGTGCAGGGAAACCTGCTGATCGGAGACCTCCTGGCGATAGCAAGCCTCCAGGACAAGCTAAGCTCAAGGTTGATCATGCTCGCAAACCGCGTCGAGGCCATAACAAGCCAAAGCGTGGTGATCGAGATGCCGGAGCCGGAGGAGGTGGCGAGAGCAAGGGTGCTAACGACCCAAGCCCGCAACTTCGCCCGCCTGGAGCAGCTGATGAACGACCTGCAAAGCCAAGTGAGCTCAATGATCAGAAGCAAGCAGGACTAAAGCCCCTGCCACCCAAGCCCGTGAAGAAGGTAGCTAAGAAGAAGAAGCAACCTTCCCCCCCCATCCAACAACCCACACTTGGTTGATCCAATGTGATTTGTTGAGAGATCCTTCCACCCGAGAAGAAGTCGGTACCTACTATTGTAGGGCGCATAAAGC